CATTCTAACTGCTATTGCATCAAATACTCCTTCACATATTACAATTGGTAAATCCCAATTAACAAACATCTCAAATCCTACTACATCTTTAGATACTTCTGGATTCTTATGTTTAAATGCCGTATCGTAAAAACTTCTTCCTACAAAATAATTTAACATACCATTCTCATCATAAGATGGTACGATTATTTTATGTTTGTATATTCCTTCCTCACAATATCCCATTTGATACTTTAACACCTCTGCCGAACTCACACCCCTTCTATCTAAATAAGATAACGCATGTTTTCTTATAACGGATGTGGAAGGTTTCCATAAAGGAATATATTCTTTAGGTAATTGAACCACTTTGGATTCTTCGGTAGCTACATCAGTTCTGTATCTATACTTTCTACTGAAAATAGAATTATGCTCATCCCAAATCTCTTTAGATACTTTGAGTTTTCTAAAAAGAGAACGGATTGATTTACCTTTTTCATCGGATATCCAACAATGCCAAGGGTTATCTGCATTAGAGTTTAACTTTATGTTTATCTCTAATTTAGGTTTATGGTGGTTCACAAAAGGAGACCAAAACGCATAATTATCACCACTTGTTTTCTTAGCTTTACCTAAGACTGATTCTAGTAAAGAGAGTAGTCTTTCTTCCATATTGTTCTAAATATACAAAAAATATTTGAATTAACCAAAGAAATTTACTTTTTCTTTTTCATCTATCCATTCTTGTGGGATTTCTTTTTTAGCCCATTTGAATCCGTTCTTCTCACACCATTGTGCATATGTGGTTTTAGAACCTTTGTATATTTTAGAATTTGGGGATTGTAGTACGAACCTTAAATCCATATCAGGATTCTGTTCTTTTATTAATAAATGTTTTTTTCTATCCTCAGGTAAGAACCATCCTTTTGATTCTATGAAGATATTGTTAGGTAATCTAAAATCGGGTTTGTAAGTATGATTAGTTGCTGGTATTGTGTATGATACTTCGTGCTCTTCATACTCACCATCAATACCTTGTGATTTAAGTTGCTCATCTATGCGAGTTTCCAACCCACTTTTGTGTCCCTTCATCTTTTGGATGTGAGACCAGTTTCCTTTTTTATTCATAACTATTCTTTTTTTAAAAACCTTGTGGATTCCATCGGAATTTACCATCAGGTCTTTTTTGTAAAATATGAGGTTGCTGTCTTGCTTTCGGTGCTTTGTTACCTAAATCAGAATCTTCCTTAGAAGCACTAAAGTGTGGAGTACCAAATGGGCCATCCATATCTAATCTAACTTTTACAGAAATATCAACATCGTTTCTATTTTGAATAGCCGATGCTAATTTACCAATAGCAATCAAATCCCCTTCCTTATTATATAATCCAATTTGTGTAAAGTATGGTGAGAAATCTGAACCTGTTACGAATGGTTTTAAGAACATTTCTCTAATATCATTATTTTTTCTTAATGATGGATTTGTACTTATATTGAATTCAGATGCACCTACTTCACATACTACAGATGTTTCATACAATTTTTTTGTAGATTTATACTTTGCAGTAAATCCTCTATTTGTAGAATCGTAATCCCAATTACCATCCCCTACTAATACATTTTTGTATTTTGGTCTTGGGTCTGAAACTACCACTATTCCATGATTGTAAAATACCTCACCTACAATATCTTCTTGATATGCCGAACCAGTGTTCCAATCATTGGATGATAATCCTTTAATTTCCGATGTAGTTAAAGCTCTTCTATAATATCTTAATTCATCTAACGAACCTGTTAGTGAGTTGTAATTAGTTCCGATTCTAGCTCTATCAGTTTTGGCGTTCATTCCGTATCTACCAACATCTGATATATACTTAGAACCTAATACTACATCGTATTCATTCCAAATTTCTTTTACCTTTATAGGAGTCGTACCTTCTTTAGTACCATCTACCCATAATTCTAAATTAGAACCTTTTTTATTAAATACAATGTGATGTTGATTACCATCGTTTATTTTAGTCGATGATGTAACTTCTACGTTTCTTAATCCATCTGATAAACTTGCAACCAACTTACCACTATTAGCAACACCGGCCGATTGATTATAAACTTTTAAATCATATGGGAATATAGATGATTCATTATTTCTTTGTCTTGTTGCAATATTATTCTTTTTTCTAGTTCTAAACTCTTCGTTATAAGAACCATTTTTATTTAAAATCCAATTGTATGTTGAACTAACATCTGATTGAGATACAGGCATTTCTGTCCACAATGATATTGAATAATCATTTCCTTTTACAGGAGAATATCGGTTTGTATTGTTTATTTTTATATAAGAATCCGTACCATTAAAAACAACCTTAGTTCCAGACGTTAATGATGCTGTACCTGTTGTTTTAATACCTCTTCTATATTCTAATGATTTACCAACTGCATGGTTTTGGTAACCACTTCTATCTTCAATCTTCTTATCAAAGTTTTTTCTAACAGGAACTACCTCATCGTTAAATCCCCAATAACCCATCAAATCTCCAAATGGAGCGTATGAACTTGTATTCAAAGATGTATCGATTAAGTACCCATGATATTCATCAATCTTTCTATCGACTATATGAATATGTTCACCGATTCTACCTATTTGTGATTTATCATCAATTACTACTGAGCCCGGTAATATACCATCACCCAATCGTTGATGAGGTACTGAGAATATAGATGCCGAAACATATAAATCTCTTTCGTTGTTAGGTCTATGTTTAAAAAATTGTTGGTTTAACCCAGACCATATAACCTTTTGTTCTTTTTTAGCTAAGTTAGAAGTTGTATTTGAATTGGTGTTATCTAATTGAGAATCATCCGCAACCAATGAATTTTGAAATGATTGGGATAGGGGAACTTTCTCTCTGTAGAGTGGCGATATACCTTTTATGATGGATGTTTGATATAAATCATCTCTGTAATTTACATCGGTAACAATCCATCTTTTATGTGCATTGAAAGGGTAAAGTTGTAACCCACCCCCATTTATAGGTTTTAGTGCTTCTGCCATGTTATCAATCCTTATATTCTTACTATAAATATGAATTTATAATTTATTAATACTAAGATTCGGGTATAAACAAAAATTGCCGTAAATATATTAACACTTACGGCAATCTTAAATTACATATTGCTAATTATTAAAAGTCTAGCTTAACCTTAACCAATACCTCATTAGAGAATGATTTTAAAATTGGTTGAGATAACTTAGCTACTGCTAATAGTTCTTGTGAACTATTAAACAATCCAACAGTTGTTATGTATGATTTTGGATTATTAATAAAAGAATCTTGTCTAAATTTACCATTTGAACCAGTTACATATGATGGATTATTTGAGAAGTTATATTCACCATTCTTAGCTCTAACGAAATAGAATGTTGATTGAACTCTTTCTTCATTTCTAGCTTGGAATCCAAGTCTATTACCACCATCTCTAGTATCGTAAGAACCACTAATAGAGTGGAATAACTTCATAGCGTTATCACCATTGATGTTTGAACCTGTTACAGTGTTAAATGCTAACTCAGTATTTAGTTTATCAGCGTTTAGAATGATAACTCCTTGCTCTGGGAATACTGAACCATAATATTTGGCTGGTGAATGAACACCTTTAAGGATAGAACCAGATACTAAGTTATACACTCTACCAACTTGTCCAGCTGATTGTTGTGTATCTGCTGAATCATCTATTAGATGAACAATCTTTCCACCAACTTTTAATTGGATGTTAGAACCTGTTGCGTATTTGTTAATTGCACCAGAAGCGTTACTATGTGTGATTTCTCCAAGATTCAATTGGAAGTTACCTGGGTCTAACCTATCTTTCAATCTAGCTCTGTTGAGGTTGATTGCGTAAATATGTTGAGATGCAACATTATTAAATTTAAATACTCTTTGGTTTCCTGGCAAAAGGATTTGTTGGTATTGGGAATAGATTGCGTTTGAAGGAGAATCTTCGTTCTGTCCTAATGACCCACTACCATCATTATGTCCGTATGCTATAGAAAACTGACTCTCATTTTGTGAGTTAGTTGAAATTCCATTAAAAACTTCGTAGTAATATTGTTTCTGTAATGCTGATTGTGCTGAAGAAGTATGGAAAGAAGATAACGTACCTACGTTACCACTCCAAAGGCCTCTAGTCACTCTCTCAACGCCACCTTCGACTACATCTCCTACTTTGAATGCCGTATATACTCTTTTTGATGTATTAAACGAACCTGCTGGTAAAATTGCCATATCTATTTCCTTTTAATTTTTTATTATAATGTTGACCCATCGATAGTATTACCTACTGAAATATCTGGGTTATTTGTTACTGTTAATGTGATTTCTTCTCTACCACCTGTTTCATTACCAACAACAACTACTCTTGTCGATATATCAACATTATCAGCTAATACTTTTGAAGTTACTGTAAATGTTGAGTTTGTGCTAATAGTGATACTTCTCTTATCTTCGTTTGGCCCTACTGGGTCAGCGTTATTAGCGATTCCGTTACCATCACCAACTATACTTGCGGCATCAGAGCTGATTAGTGTTACGGTGTATCCTAATGTTTCATTACCACCATTTTTAGTAGTAAGTGTAACAACCTGTTGGTTACCACCTTCTTCTAAAGTAATGTCCGTTGGATTCGGAACAATCTGAGGAATACGAATTGTATTCTTTGGTAATGTTAATAGTTTATACTTTAAAGAGTAACTCTCATCAGTTACTGCTTCTACAATTGGCATATTCTCAATAATGATTCCGTAGTAATCAGAACCTAGTGGATGTGCCGCATTCCACAATTCATAATCAACCTCATCATCTGCTAATGCAAACTGACTGATTACGAAAAAGTCTCTCCCTTTTGCCAATAACTCTCTACCCTTTTTGGTAAGGATAGCATCTACCGTTATTGATGAATTATCTAAATATCCCATAATGTGTTACCTTTTTGTATTTTCTTTGTTCCCTTATAAATATGATAAAAAATATTTTTAAGTTAATTTGACACCATGCCAAATTATTTCTTTTAAACCATTAATAAATATGAGGTTTCTAATAAATATGAAATTTTTATTAAAAAAGTTAATTTCCTCACTTCTTTCTGAATAATGGGTTTGTT